TTGGGGTCCAAGAGGATTTAACTTGGTTAAGGATATTTATTTATTTACAAGAGTGCCATAGCGGCGTCGCCAAAATCTACGATGCCTTCTGCCATGTCCGCAACGCCATGACCTTCTGCTTCCATAGCCCTGACCGTGTCATTCCAGCAACTATCAGTAGCAACTGGATGATAAGAATGACCTGCATAAGCAGGATTACCAGGGTCAAACCGAACACGCCACTCCACAGTAACGAGGTACTGCAGATCGACATTGTTCTTATTGTAGACGAATATTGGAGCAAAGCCCTCGAACTGTGCGTCGATGGAGCCCTCATCCCATGTCTTGTGAAGCGGGTCAGCGGGAATTAAGCCCCTGGGGCAGAAATCGGCCAACTGGGACATGTTGTACGGAATTGCGTCTACCTTAACGCCACGCAAAGCTAGCTTGCCAGCCGAACATAGCCGAGGCGCAGAGAACGACACCAACTCCTCAGCCACAGTCTTCCATGACCGAGTATCTCCCATCAAATCCAAGACTTGCTTGGACCGACCGATATATGTAATACCGTCAGCCGACTGCAAATTCTTTGGACACATGACCTGAACCGTGATCGCAGCGGGCACAAGTCGACAGGAATTAAAACCTGACGACGAAAGAGCAGAGTCAACCCAAAAGGCAGCGTTGCCTGTCCCATTAATAGGATGATCAGGGCTGGCTGAACCTACAGCAACCGTGTCAAACCAGGTGGTATCTGAATAATTGACACGATTGCCCTTGAAACAGCCAAACAACATCACTGAATATGAAGAATCAACGATGGTTGTCGTCTTAGCAACTGTGTAAGCACCAACTGCTCGAGGCAGCGGAAGATGCAAATTGGTCAAAGCGCAAAGAGCTGCCTTCCTGCTCGAAGTCTTGTTACGCATAGCAAACTTCCCAGGGCGGCTCCTGCCAGAACCAAAAGGCTTCTTCACAACCATACCGACACCTTGCTTTATACCTTTCAACAAAGTCGCATCTTTTACAACTTTCGCTTTCTGTTTTTGGATAGTGCGACGCACCTTCGTATAACGAGCGACCATTTAAAATCCAATTAAACTGGAACTGTACAATAAGCATACAAAATTTAGCCAAGTGTTTAAATAACTGTTCTTGGCGGCTGCAGAGCCGGGATCGCCACACCCGTCAGGGTCTTATAAAATGCCCTGCTGCTGACTCCAAGATGGTGTTCGCAACTAGGCCAGATCTCGAATGAGACTGGACTCAGCCACATAACCACCCGTGTCTATCCCAAAATCTCTGGTGAGCGAGGCAATGTCCTCGAGCACACCAGGTGTGTCGCGCAAAATGTAAAGGATGGCTCCAAACCTTTCTCGGTTGGCGGAGACGTCGGTACAAGTATCATGCAAATGCCAGAGCAGCTTCTCAACATTACAGAATACCGCTTTCGAAGTTCCTGTATTAATGAGATGAGAGGTGAAGTCGGCCTCACCCTCATGCTTCTCGACATCACGTGAGCGCACTCCAAAATGGAGCAAGCGCTTCTCATCAAAATTGTCGTCTCCAACCAAGTCATCCCCTGCGCAAGTCCAGCCTTTGCAGCCACCATAGGCTGCCATAATAGAGCGAGCAAAGGTATTTTGCGTGGTGGTGGATAACTGACCTGATGTAGTGACTCCGTACTTAAGCACGAGCCAAATATCACCTTGATTATTAAGCACATGGCTGCACAAAACGTGCGCGTACCGCCTAACCAGGCGACCTACTTCCGGGTCTGCACAATTGTCTCCTCGGCGCTCTCCGTCACACTGAATGAAAGAGGCGTCGATCGATAAATCAAAAGCCGATGCATCGCTGGATACATTGCTGCTAGCTACTCCCTCCTGCTCGAAAGCACGGACGAGATGCTTCAATCCATCTGGGCTATGCCCCATGCCCAAAGCAGCACAAGTCAAATGACCGGCCTGATAGGCATCCACATGGGTCGCGTTGTCAGCCTTATGCAACATCGCTTGAACTGTGAGGTCGACGAGACTGCTGATCCATATCAGCCTAAACCTGCCTTCCACTGTCTTCTGAGGCGAATGCCCCTCCGCTTTCATAAAGATTTCCTTAACATCGGAGCAACCGTACTTGACCAACTCTATAGCGTCAAGCTCTCTAATCTGTTCGCCTGCTACAGCGATCAAAATGAG